ATGCAAAAATTCAAAATGTATCAGCAACTGATCGACTTTTAGGTAGAGATAGTTCTGGTGCTGGAATTATTGAAGAGATCGCTCCAAGTGCCGTAAGAACTATGCTTGGCCTTGCAGCTTCAGCAACCACAGACACTACAAATGCTTCTAATATTTCTTCTGGAACGCTTGCAGCAGCTAGAGTCGCAACTCTGAATCAAGATACTACTGGTAACGCTGCTACGGCTACAGCTTTGGAAACAGCAAGAACTATTGCAGGGGTATCGTTTGATGGAACGTCAAATATTTCTTTGAACAATAATGCGATTACCAATGGTGCTGGTTACATAACCGCAACTCTTACTGAAGAACAGGTTGAAGATTTTGTAGGTGGAATGGTAACTGGTAATACGGAAACAGGTATTACAGTAACTTACCAAGATTCAGATGGAACTCTTGATTTTGTAGTTGCTAGTCAAACTGACGAGAATTTTACAACAACTTTAAAAAATAAATTAGATGGAATAGCTACTGGTGCAACTAATGTAACGAACAATAATCAACTTACTAATGGAGCAGGGTACATCACTGCAACTCTAACTAATGAGCAAGTTCAAGATATTGTTGGAGGGATGGTTACTGGTAATACTGAAACAGGTATTTCAGTTACTTATCAAGACGGTGACGGAACTTTAGATTTTGTTGTTGGAACTCTTAATCAGGATACAACAGGAAATGCAGCGACAGCGACAGCCCTTGAAACTGCAAGGACTATTGCAGGGGTTAGCTTTGATGGGTCAGCAAACATATCTCTTAATAACAACGCAATCACAAACGGTGCTGGATATATTACTGGATCTTCTTTAAATGCAAGTAATCTATCATCTGGAACAATACCTGATGCACGTTTTCCATCTACGTTGCCAGCAGTAAGCGGAGCTAATTTAACAAATATTTCTGCAACTGTAGCTGGTGGGGCTGTTTATGAAAATGGACAAAATATTACATCAAACTATACTGTAACTAATGGCAAAAATGCCATGAGTGCTGGACCAATAACAATAGATAGTGGTGTTACTGTAACTGTTGGTTCTGGAGAAACTTACACCATTGTTTAAATTATGAAAAACATTATTCAAAAGCAAATACTTGAATGGAAAGAAGAATTAGCAAGACAAGTTAAAACAAAAGAACAAGCGGAAAAAGTTTTAGCTGAAGCTAATAGAACTATTTTAATGATTGAGGGCGGTTTACAGGCAAAGGAGATGTTGTTGAAGAAGATCGAACAAGAATCCCAGCCAACAGGTACAGTGGAGCTAAAGCAACAATCAAAGCCAGCACAGTCAAACTAAGAGGGGCTGCTAATTTAATTAAAATTTCTCTTAACATTTGATGGACGAAATATACTATCCAAACTTACCAAACACAAACAATATACTCAATCCACCTAAAACAATTTTTTACCCTCCTGTAGTGGAAGAACCTTTTCTAGATCCTTTGTTACTCCCAAGTCTGGAACAAGTTCAGTCGGGTTTGGAAGAAGATCGGGCAAAAACTTCTGAAGAAGAAAAGGAGCAAGGCGAGGAAGTGCAAGGTATAAAGCAAGAAGAGATACCGCTGAACCTCCCAAAAAACTTAGAAAATACTTCAAATGTAGAAACCATAGGTACTTTCAATATACCTTTCTTTGGAGAATTTCCAATACCAGCACCAGAGGTCATTGCCAGTTCAGTGGTTGCGGCTGGTACAGCATCAGTAGTTACTGTAGCTGGAGGAATCGCTGCTCAAGCTGTAGTTGCACAATTAAAAAAAATATTTAAGAAAATTATTACTAAGGTTTTAAAGAAGGAAGTAGCTAATGTAAAGGAAAAAATGACAGAGAAAAAAGATAAGGTATAATAGATAATACAAGTCCATGATTCGGTCACTTCACTAGGTTGATCTCCTCCCAGACCTCTTAGTTGTGTGTTTGATGGACAAAGGGGGGTATAACACAAGGAGAGTAAGGTATGTTCGGAAGCATTGCGTGTGCCACGATCCACTGCCCTTCTATTATCCCTTGTACTAAACAAAGGAAGCCCTCATCAAGCTTGGAGAAAAACCAAGCCTCTGAAATAGTGGAAGATCCTTTGTTTTATAAGTATTGGAAGCTGTAGGCATGTTGACTTGATTCAACCTCTGCTCGAAGATGATCCAGTACTTATTTTTTTGTCTTAAAAATCTGAGGATTAGCTTTAACATAACTTCTTATATTTATTACATCACTACAAAGACCAGCAAATTTTGATTTAGGATTTATCATATAGCCGCTTGCATGGAGTTGTGAACACTTCAAGACTCTCACTAATTGCTTATCATGGACTTGTTTGTTTAATTCTTCTTTGGCTAGTTTTAGCTTTACTTTTGCTAAATCAGTACAGATTTTATTATTAGATCCTAGTGGAATCATAAAAGATATTTGACCACCCCATCCCTCATTTATGCTATAAGTATCTTCACCTTGAGCATCATTGCCAGTATAAAAAGGTGTTATGCTCATACTAGGTTGGGAACAAACTAAATTACCAAATTGATTTTTACTTGTAGCTCCCTGATTTATATTCATATTTTGATTAATTATTGATGAATTACCTACAGCATTAGGTTGTGCTATTACATCAGTCTCACCCTCTGCAAATAATGGGCTACTGACTAAAGACGCTGAGAGAAGTGATAACGCTAGTAGTTGTGATCGAGTCATTCTGTGTAATCTTTTCAATCATTTGGCTTGCTGCTCTTGTAGTTATAGATAAAGACCAGTCATTAGTAACAGTTTTTGGGGTGAATATTGCATCTGAGTGGGCAATGCCTCCAGAACTGGCACTTGTAACCTCTATGTTTGATGCTTCCCAAGAATTTATTGCAGCCCCATATTTCTCAGTCACTATGCTGCGAGTTATTGTTTGGGTAGTATTTTCTGTACGGTTACTTGAACCAGTAGTCCAAGTTGGAGTTCCATTTGCAAGCACTGGACTTGATAGAAAAAAAGCTAAAAAAATAAAATTTTTCATGGTTTAGGTTTTGTAGGTTCTACTTTTACGACTTCTGGTTTACTTGTTATTAGCTCAATAGGCTGCCTAATTATTATAGTCTGCTGTCCAGAGGAGTTGCCGACACCATTTGTTATCTCACCTTCTTTCTTTTTCTTTTTAGCTCCTTGTGCTGCATTAACACTTATACCGAGTCCACCAAGTATGTTACCTAATAATCCAGCAGCAAAAGTGCTATCAACTCTTGGCTGGTCTGGTATATCAAGTCCGAACATTTTATTAGGCAGTTTCACATAACCTAAAGATAAAACTAATAAACACCAAGTTAATATAAATCCTTGTGCAATCGTAGAAACTAAAAAAGTAATTTTTTCTTGATAATCTGGTTTTTCATCCTCTATTTGCACTTTTTCGGCTATTTTATCTGCCATAATCAGCTTTTATTTACAATAATAGAGATAATTATGGATTATAGCAATGCCAGAGGTACAAGCCGCATTAATAGGAGCCGCAGTTACAGCACTAGCCATGACTTTATCTAATATGAGTAACAAAAGAGAAAGAGATATAAGAGATATTTATTTTAGACTCAATAAACTTAGTGAAACCGTAAGTCGCATTGAAGGCAAGATTCAATAAAGTTTGGTATGTTTGAAAAAGAACACATAAACAAATGTCAAAATTTCTTATAAATCTTTTCATTAAGTTCGGAAAATCGGAATCTTTACGCAAAGCAGCATTATCCCTCTTAAAAGATTTGGCGGCTAAATCAGATAATGATGTGGATGATGCCATAGTCAAGATGATTGAAGAAAAACTCTTCCCAGTAAAATGAACCCAGAAAAATTTCTTAATATAGAAATTGAACCAGCACCTCCAGAACTTCAACTTTCAGTTGAAATGAGGTGTAGGGAAATCATGAAAAGTGATGAATACGATAATATAAAAAGATATTGTACTCACCTTATAAGGCATCAAATGAAACAAGATGTATTTCTTGCATCTTTACTTGGTCGGCTTGTAGAACTTGAAGCGATAGTTACAGTACAGGAAATGAAAGATATAAAAAAAATCAGAAAGAAAAAGTATAAAACAAAAAAAACTTTATTAAATAGACTTAAGACTATGTTGAGCGTGTTCAGATAACCTTCCATCCTCCCAAAAAACTTTATAGTAATACTGAGCAACTCCAAGCTTGTTCTTTCTTGTCAAAGCTTCTCTAACTGTTCCAACATGTTGTTTATATTTACTGGCAGAATATCCAATAGTATGGTTTCTTATCACAAATTGATTGATTTTAAATTTTTGTCCTACTGGCATTTTGAATCTTCGTAAGCTTTAATTTCTTTGGCGGTAAAATCTTTTACCTGTAATTTTGGTATTTTATTTATTTCATAATTATGTTTCACAATGGCTGTTCTAATGTGATCATTGATCCAGTTCCCATCATTTACTGTTAGGTCTGCTCTCGAATCTTTAGTAATATAAATTTTATGATCCACACCACGAAGTTCTACATCAAGTAATAATTTTACTAAATTTTTCTTTCTGTTGTCTTGCAAAAATTTTAATTTTTTGCCAGATTGTGTTTCTTCTCGCTTCATTTTCTAATTCGTTGATTCGTTTCTTAATAGCATCATATCTGACGCAATATTCTTTCATATCTAAATTATTAACATCTTTTGGCAAGACATCTACTAAGTCAGGATCAAGCCACCCTTTTGGTGGTAGCTGTACCATCAAGCTAAACATATCTTCTCCTTTTCTTTGCCAACAGACCTCCCATAAGATACCACCGCCAAGCAATATCTCAGTATTTGGTGATGCAAAGACTTTTATTTCTGTGTCCATAATTCAATGAGTCGTTTTAATTCAGCAATACGTTTTCTTGCTGCTGCAATCTTTTCGGCTGTTGTTGTCATAAAAAAAAGGGGCATAATGCCCCTATAACTTAGGCAGGGATTGCCTCGTAGTCTCTACTTCTTACTGGCAATGTGAAATTATCAACATTAATTTCAATCGCTGCTCCAGTACTTCCATCCCTTCTCTCAAAGGTTTTTAACTTACCACGACCAACAACAGTAATTTGATTGCCTTTCTTTACATAGTTTGCAATTACATCACCACGATTTCCCCATACAGCACAATCAAATTGTGTTGTAGTATCTTGATCATTTGTAAGTAAAGTGAAGCTAGTCACTTTTGTTCCTTTTGCAGTTTCTTTCTGTACTGGATCTGAGGCTAGATTGCCAACGGCTGTTACGTTTAACATAATAATTTTTTTTTAAATAGGGTTGTTAGGTTTGTTCTGCCAATCTTCAATATCTTCTCGGTTGTATCGAATAGTATTGTTTAAAATGACAGT